GTATGCCTGCTCCGTTGGCCAATCGTTTTGTACACTTGGAAATGACGGTAGATTGGGATGACTGGTTTGACTGGGCTACTGAAAACAAGATCCATAAGGATGTTGTTGGTTTCCTTACTTTTGCCAAAAAAGAACTTTACGATTTCGATCCAAAGTCTAGCTCACGTGCTTTTGCCACACCTCGCTCTTGGAGTTTTGTAAGCGAATTGCTTACAGATGATGACACTGACGTGAATACACTTACCGATTTGGCATGTGGTTCAATTGGAGAAGGTCTTGCTATTAAATTTATGGCTCACCGTAAAGTTGCAAGCAAGATGCCTAACCCAAGCGATATTTTGAGCGGTAAGGTTAAAAAGATGGATTCAAAAGAAATTTCAGCTATGTATTCTTTGACAGTATCTTTGTGCTATGAGTTAAAAGATGCTTGTGAAAAGAAAGCTAAAAACTGGAATGATCAAGTTAATAACTTCTTCGAATTTATGATGAATAATTTTGAAACAGAATTGGTTATTATGGGTACTAAACTAGCATTATCTAGCTACAAACTACCGCTAGACCCAGATGAAATCAAATGCTTTGATGACTTCCATGCTAAATTTGGTAAGTATATTAGCGCCGCAACTGAGAAATAAATCGGTTTAGGGTTAGTTGACAGGACCTTCGGGTCCTGTTATAATATATACATAGCATAAAGGAACATACATGTCACACGCAGATCCAATTATCGATAAAATTATTGTAGCCCGTGTAGGGTTATTGCTACGTCATCCATTTTTTGGTAATCTAGCCACTCGCTTACAAATTAAAGAAGCAGAGGAATGGTGTAATACAGCGGCTACAGACGGTCGTGCCATCTATTTTAATCGTAAATTCTTCGAGCCACTAAGTATCAAACAAATTGAGTTTGTTATTGCACACGAAATTTTGCATAACGTGTTCGATCATATGAGTCGCCGAGAAGGACGTAATCCTGCTATTTTTAACATTGCCGCAGACTATTGCGTAAACGGACAAATTGTACGTGATAAAATCGGTGATCATACCATTGAAGGCATTAAAATCTTCCATGATCAAAAATACTATGGCATGGGTGCTGAAGAAGTTTATGATCGCATCTTTGACGAAATGGATGAGGAACAACTTAACCAGTTGGGTCAACTATTAGATGATCACATCGACTGGGGTAAAGACGGAAAAGACGGCCGCCCAAGTTACAGTAAAGACGAATTGAAGAAAATTCGTGACGAAATTCGTGAAGCTACAATTCAAGCGGCACAAGCCGCAGGTGCAGGTAATACTCCAGCTGGCGTACAACGCATGATTAAAGAGTTTACAGAACCTAAAATGAATTGGCGTGAAATTCTACGTCAACAAATTCAAAGCGTCATCCGTAACGATTTTACTTTCCAACGTCCTAATCGTAAAGGTTGGCACATGGGTGCAATACTTCCAGGTATGAATTTTGAGGAAACAATTGATATCTGCGTAGCTATCGATATGTCCGGTTCAATTGGAGATGACCAAGCTAAAGATTTCTTAAGTGAAATTAAAGGCATTATGCAAGAGTACAAAGACTTTAATATTAAGCTATGGTGCTTTGATACAAAAGTATATAACGAACAAGACTTCAGTGGTTACACTATGGACGAGTTTGATGACTACGAAGTTATGGGTGGTGGCGGAACTGAGTTTGATGCCAACTGGGAATACATGAAAGAACATGACATTAACCCTAAAAAGTTTATTATGTTTACTGATGGTTATCCTTGGGGCAGTTGGGGTGATCCGGATTACTGCGATACAGTATTCATCATCCACGGCACTGATAAAATTGTTCCACCGTTTGGAGAATATGCTTATTACGAATTTGCTAAAGAGGCGGCGTAATGGCATTAAAAAATGGCAAACCCAATCCTCTAAATTATTTTGGCTTACGTAGGGTTGAGTTTGCCGCTCCACACTTTAAGTATACGGTACTAGACGATTTTAAACCCGTTATTGCCAAGAACGTAGATCGTTGGATTAAAGACAATTTAAATGGCCGATATTACATTGGCCAGGATCTAGCATTAGATCATAACAATTCTATTATATACATTACAAAAATTGGATTTGAGCAAGAGAAAGAACTCAGTTTCTTCAAGATTGCCTGTCCTATGAATTTATTGAGATAAATTATATGTGTAGATTAACATAAGGAGATATCATGACCGATACCGTAGAAAACACACAACCAGAACAACAAGCTCAAACTACAGAGCAACCGCAACAAGAACAAGGTGCAGATTTAAGCATCCAGGACTTGAGCGCAATGAAATCTATCATCGATGTAGCTAGCACACGTGGTGCATTTAAGCCAGCTGAAATGATGATGGTAGGTACTGTTTACAACAAACTTAGTACATTTTTAGATGCTGTAGCTAAACAACAAGCTCAAGCACAAACAAAAGGAGCCTAATTATGGCCGAATTAAAACACGTAGGTAGAGTTAAAGCTACCAATAAGAAGTGTGTAGTTGTATTCCGTACTTTGCCAGGCGATGCATTTAATTGTTTAATTGCACCTACTGAAAATCTTCCTGATTCATATCATGACGCATTGATTAACTTGGTAGAAAGTCCAAGCGGTCAAAGTGCTAATGAATTTGGAGAAGTATTGGCACGTAGCCAATTCCCAGATGGAAGCACTATGCTATCAGCATTACATACGCAGAATCGTTTGGTAAAAGTTTCAACAGATCAAATTGAAATGACTCCTAACAATAGCGTTAATATTCAATTGTCAGAATTAAATCAAATTATTGCTGAACAATTAGGTACAACTGTTGATGCATTGTCATTGAAATCAGGAATCACCGAAGCACCTAAAACAGATCCTAAAACAAAAGTAGAAGAAGTTGCTACTGTACAGAACGTGCCAACAGCACAGACTGCTACTCAACCTACTACATTTGATAGTCCAGAAGCCGAAGCCAAGTTTTATCGTAGTCAAGCAGATAAATTAAGCAAAGAAGCCGCAGAAATGCGTCGTAAAGCTGAAGAACTAGCACCGACTAAAAAAGCAAAGTGACATCGCATGGGAAAACTCTTCCCAAAGATGTAATCGATTGTTGGCCTGAAGTATTTGCGGAAATACAGTTAAATGTACTGCCGATCAAATACTTGAATGCAGTTATGATCAATTTCAAGGACGGCAAGAAATGGGAAGTTAAAATCACAGCCGAGGCCCGCAGGGAAGGATGGGTAGTCTTTGAAAAGCAATTAAGTGAGCTTGTCAAAAATTACGAAGACTCTATCGATAATGTGGATTTTAAACTCGATACCATTCGTGTCAAAAAAGACATAGAAAAAGCTAGTAGTCAATTTTTAAAGAAAAAGAAGCTATAAATAATGCATGTTCAATTACTCAGTTACTCCCAACCTACACAGGAATTTGCAGATTTGGGCATCACGGATGCGCAAGAACTCATTGCGTATTGCGCCCGTGTGTCCAATCCAAGCAATCAACTTAACACAGAAACATCCGAAAAACTTATACAATACCTTGTACGACACAAGCACTGGAGTCCACTCGAAATGGTCAGTGCCTGTATCGAAATTACAACAACAAGAGATATTGCAAGACAGATACTTAGACACAGAAGTTTCAGTTTCCAAGAGTTCAGTCAGCGATATGCTGACCCTACTAAAGGCTTGTCGTTTGTATTGCGAGAAGCACGACTCCAAGATGCAAAAAATAGACAGAACAGTATCAGTACAGGCGATGCAGAGTTACAAGCATGGTGGGATGCCAAGCAAAAGTTCATTATTGAACATAGTCGGTTAATCTACGAAGAAGCTATTGCTAAAGGCATTGCCAAAGAACAAGCTCGTGCTGTATTACCAGAAGGACTAATTGAAAGTAGAATTTATATGAATGGTACCTTACGTAGTTGGGTACACTTTATTGAACTACGTAGTGCTAACGGAACACAAAAGGAACATCGGGATGTAGCTGTTGCTTGTGCTCAAGTTATTGCTAAGATTTTTCCGCTTGCTGAACAGCTTGTTGTAAATTAAATTGTTCTTCTAACCAAGCAAAATCGTTAATCTTACACAATGCCTCTTTATTAGAGGCATTTTTTTCTCCGTAAACTTTTCCTGCTAGCGCACCAGCTATGGAAAATATTCCATAAGATCTATCATCGCCTGTACTGCACCAAGTAACTAATCTTTGAAGTGTTTCAACATCATCTTGTCTGTCAATAATATTGCTGGCAAGTTTTGCACATTCTCTAAAACCACTGCGCCAAGCACTAAATGGATCAGTGTTAAATGCTGTAACATTACTAACTTCAGGCATTGGTTTAAAAAGAGTACTAATACTTGTTGTCATATCAATATTACCAGTATTCATATTCATAGTTAATTTTTTAGGCAATAATTTGACGCCGCCGTATCCATATTCTAAATCGTTAATTGGATTAATACTGCGCCAAACATGAACCATTTCTAGATCGCTGTTAGGCACTTGATAGTCAAAGTTAAAAGAATCTAAGATTTGTGCGTCACCGTCGACTACCCAAAACATCTTAGTCATTGCTTTTCTAGCGGCGGCAATATGAGCATTGTGTATGCCTTCAACACCATCTACACGTTTAAGCGTAGGGGCACTAAAACGTTTTTGTAAACGAGCAAAATTTTCTTCTGCATTAGTTTCATTATAACTGATAAAAATTATATCGTACATTATCTTTTCCTAACAATACGCGGTGTATTTGTATAAACAGTCTTAAAGAATTTACTACCGGCTGGATCTAAATTGGCGATTTCTAATTTGCATTTTTCTTTAAGTTCTTGTCCTAAGAAATTTATGTATTTTGTTATTTCTTCAGGCTCTGCAAGTGCATGAGTAGTTTCCCATAAATTTGTAAGATATTCAAAATCTCTAACATTACTGTAATCCCAATCTGTACAATTAGTTTTCCAGCAACCTTCTCTTGCACCTAATATACTCCAAATGCCGTGTTTGACGTCTGCACCAACGCTGGACCAAATTAATAATCTATGATAATTTTGCCACCAGATATTTTTTAAATTAGAAACTTTTGCACCTTGGTCAAGTGACATCTTGACGCCTTCTCGAAATCCTGCTCTCCATGCTTGGAATGGATTTTCGTTGGTAAAACTTTCACTGTAGTTTTCATTAAATTGATAGTACTTGTCATCAAAGCAAAACTCAACTAAACCTTTAGTATCACTTGGATCTGAATTTTCATGTGTACGCATTTCATTAACAAATTTACGTGTCCACATTTTTAAACCGCCATTACCGTATTCTAAATTGTTAACATGCACTCGACCACACCAACTAAAAACATGGTCAGGTGTTAGTCCAAGTTCTTCTAAATCTATTTCAACTTCTAAAAATTTAGGATCTACAATATTATCTGCATCTACTGTAACAAAGTATTCTGTTTCACTTAGTGCGGCACAGGCTTTATGTGCGGCATCGCTGCCTTTAACTCCATGTACACGTTTTGCCCAAGGAGCTTTGCTTAATAAATCTGCATAGTTTTTTTCAGCGTTAGGTTCATCATAGCTGAGAAAAATAATGTCTTGTTCTATAATTTTAATTTTCATTTATAGTCATTCCGTATGTTTCAAAAAATGGCAATGTAAACATTGATATTTTTTTAATGTTTGATTCTTCCGCAGTTTCAAACGGAATAGTAACTGGGCCTTTTACTAGATCTCCAATTTGCACATCTAACTGCCTAATTAGATAATTAATATTGTTTTCCAATGTTACAAAAAAATTAATTTTGCTGTTAAGACTCTTACTACGAGCATTGTCTAAAAACTTGTCAGCTACAGAAAATATCCAGGCACTTTTAGTCCATTCAACTTTTAAAGTAGCATTATTGTTTTCGACAACACGTATATATTCAATAATATTACTTTTAAAAAGAACTGGGCTTTCTTTTTTGTGTATAAATTTTACTGCACCTTCGTCGTCTATTTCAATTCTAAAAAATGTGATATGGTCTTTGCCGGTGACAAATCGCTCTATGGCTAAAAATTCAACTTCTACACTAGCACAATCTACCGGTAATATTTCATTGGAAATAGCATAAATGTCTCCGGTATCTTTTGTAAAATAAACCCGATACTCGTCAATATGCTTGTGATTCCAAATATCAAAAATTTGTTTATCTGTTAGGTATTCATCTTCCATCGATTAATCCTTTTAGTTTTGATATTATATTGCCGTCATCTACGAAATCTTTTTCTACATAATGAAACAGATTGTGTTGTTTAATATTACCTACAATTAATTCTCCGTCTGAAGTATAAATGTGAGGTATAGTATGCGTCCATTTTAATGGCACTGGATTCCAGTCTTGCACACCCGGTTTCATATGTACAAATCTAAACGGACTGCATTCATCTGCACAATAATTTAGCCCGGTCATTTCTAGTGCAATGGCGGCGGCCAAATCCATACTAAGCCAGTCTTGATATTGTTCGGGGGCAAATTTACCGTAACACCATTGCCAGTTATTAACTACAAATTCTAAAGTTTTATAAAAGTATTCTGCCGTTTCACTTTTTCTAAAATAATGAAGTGCAAAATGAGTATCAGGTAATTGATTTTCAGTAAATGTTTTTCTATACATACTGCTATTAATTATATCGCCTTTATAATTAAGTGTTTTATTACAGAATAATAAATCGTGATCTTGAGCATACCACCAATAGTCGTGTATATCCTGAATCATTAACATATCTGCGTCTAGTACTATTGTTTCATCATAAGGTGTAACGTGATATAATTTCCAACGATGTTCTGCTGATAGTTCACCGCCAGATTTATCATACCAAGGAATTGGAATTATTTGATCAAAGACATCTGTGTATTCAACTGAATCGTTAGTAACTATAGAAATAGATTTAACATCTTTTTGCGTGGCCTGTATACTTAGAGCCAGTGCGTAGGCCTGTTTTACATAATTAATATTATCTTTATTTTCAGCAAAAATTAAAAATCCTTTAGACACCGTAGCCTCCATCTATAAAACGAGTAAGACTTTGTTTGTTCATTACGTGTACATCTATACCTTCAGTTTTTATTAAGGTATATTCTCCAGGATAGTATTGTTTTTCTACTAGAAACTGCATACTGGTATCTTGCATACTAACTAGTATATCTCTATCTAAAACAAAATTCATGCGGCCAGGCAATTCCCAGCCAAAATCACCTTCTGTTTGTCCGTTCATAATATGTATAGCAATGCTAAACGCATAGTCATTTCTAAATAAAGGACTATCAATTTTATAAACAACTCTAAAATATTCCCAGTTGGTTTTAATATATTCTATAAGATCAAAGAACGCTTTAGTGCTGTTAGTTTTTTCAAAGATGAAAACTGTACCCCAATAGAAAGGAATACTGTGCTGATTTATTCTAGCAAATGCTTCTGGGCGCCAACCAGAAAGATCAAAGTTCTTTTTATAAATTTGAAATTCGTAATCGTTTTCTAATGCTTTTACAAGCGTGTTAGAATTAATAATAAAATCGCTGTCAATGACAAGTGTACGATCATAAGGAGTAATATCATATACTTGGTTCCTAGTAAGGTTTTTCCATTCGGCAGTTTTAAAGGCTAGGGTGCCATCATAGAACTTTTTTTGTTGATTTGTATTTCCGTATATAGGAATTATTTTATCAAATACATCTGTATGTTCGGGATAAAAGTCTAGATAATCTAAACTATCTGTAGCAAGAGTAACTGGAATTTTTAAAAATTCTTTCGCTCGTTTGGCGGCAAACAGAGCTAGTTTAATATAGTCTACTCCAACAGTGTTTTGAGCAAATATTACACATCCTGTTGTCATAGATCAACTAAATCTTTTACATTTCTTTTACGTTTTATTTCTGCAAACTTAGTATGATATGCGTTCACTGCTTCAAAATAAACTGATACAATATTATCTAAAAAGTCTTGTACATTAGAAATAATAACAGGCTGGTTGTTAGCGTCGACAAAAGCAATGTCTTCAGTATGCCCTAGATCTATTAAATTTTTGGCAAAATTAATTAAATTATAATCAACTTTAAATGTCGCGCCGTTGGTATAATATACTAATTTTTGAGTATACTCTTCCAAAATAATTCTACGTTGATTTGAAAGGGTAGCCATATAATTTGCTACACCAAATGCTTTTTCAATTTTTTCGTCCATGATAACCTCAGCTGAGTGTTTATAATACACTCTAATAGTTATCAGGTCAAGCTGTTAGAAAGGATGTTTTATGGCCAGCTGATCCATATAGCGCCAGCACCGCCTTTGCCGCCTGCATTACCAGTAATGGTAGAATTACTATATCTGCCGCTGAATGTTCCGCCTGAAACGGTCGCACCGCCACCACCACCACCGCCGCCGGTTCCATCAATACCATTAGATCCGTTTGATCCCGAGCCACCACCTTCGCCGCCACCATATCCAGCAGAGCCGTATGTGTCTGCACCAGAACCGCCACCTTGGCCACCGCCACCTATAAAGTAAGAATTTATTCCGCCACCAAAATTTTGAAGATTTGTACCAGCTCCGCCTGGACCGCCAGATGCTCCTGAAGCGTTTGCGCCGCCGCCAGCAGTTCCTCCACCGCCACCACCGCCTAAATAATAGTAGGCATTAGGAACGCTTACTGCGGATCCGCCGCCGTAACCATTACCATTTCCGCCGCCACTACCGCCACTGCCGCCTGAACCATTATTTCCAGTACTTCCACCGACTGCTGTATATGCGCCAAAATAAGTTGTGCCGCCGCCTTGCCCTTGATTGCCGCCAGCGCCAACCAATGCACTAAGTGTTTGCCCTGGAGTGACCGGAATAGTCAGCGGGCCTATTAATTGTCCGCTGCCTCCGCCTCCGCCTGCCCAGTTTCCGCCGCCGCCACCACCACCTATTAAGTAAGCGTGTATAGAATATATACCGGCAGGAACGGTAAATGTGTTGCCAGACATTTGTGCAGTACCTGGGCCAGAAAAATTACTGTTTGTTCCAACAACTACATAACTAGTTGGTGTTTTAGATGTATCATTTACATATACTGTAACGCTAGCTAGTGTATTAGACAATGTTATAGTCATAGTACTCAAACCGTCAGAATACAAATCATTTGCAATAGTAAATTGTACAGTTCCTTTTCCAGATGCATCTACTATAAAGTACGGACTAGTGGCCGTATATCTAGCAACTCCGTTAGGAGTATTACCCATACCAGAAACAGTATAGTATACTTGTGTACCATTATTAACGTTTTGCGTTTGTAAATAGACAATAAAAGTGTCGCCTTCATTGACATTATATGCACTAGCACTTAGTCCATATAATCCTGGTAGTCCAGACATGTTTGTCAAATCGCCTGCAAAATATATTGTTGGTGGTGGGCATGACACATAGGAACCATTAGCTCTATTACAACTAATATTTTGCGTTAGCAGTCCATCTATAGGTTCATCGCCTGCCCATTGTACTGCAGATCCTGCTGTTGATGTACTGTCATCATTATACTGTATGTTAAGATACATGTAACGACTAGTAGCATCTAAATATGCAAATATTTTAAAACTATTGGCCGCATAAGATCCTGATGGAGGTGTTTCTGTAAACACCAACTGAGATGCTGTTGTTAATTGAAAGAAACCAATATTAGTAGGTGTGCTTGTATATCCGCTAGTACCAAGACCGCCTGTTGTAAATGTAGAATTTCTTCCTATTGTGATAGTTCCTGCGGCACCAAACATGGCAGCCCATGTATTATCTTTAGCGGTACTCTTTGGACCAAACGAACCAGTTAGCGAACAAGTAATTTGTATACTGCCGCCAGCATTATAAAACCCTCTAGCGGCTGCGGTACTACCAAAGTCTAGTGTTACTGTACTATAAATGTCCCCGTTCCACTCATTAAATCTCTGAGCGGTGCCAACTGTAACTGGTAATATTTGTCCAGCATCTGCTGTTTGAGCGTTTGCAAGAACAAGCTGTGCATAATTATAATAAGCACTTCTAAAAGATTCAGTTATTGAATTTGATGTTGTAGGATACGGTAAGTTATTTGCTTCGTTTACGTTACCAGTTTGGTGAATACGAGCGTATACTAAATCTCGTGCTAGATTTTGCCATTCTAGTTGAGTGATTTTTGCGCCGCCAGTACCTACTACTGGAACTTGTGAGCTTAGTAGTGTTTGATTATATCCGTAAGTTGGAGTAGCATCTGCGGCTGGCCCAAAAACTTTAGCGGCAATAGCTTGTATGGAATTATAATCGCCAGCAGTATTAGCTGTAATAGTATTTCCAACTCCTGGGCCGCTTTGTCTATAAGCGGTAAGTGTCATAGATCCAGAACCGCCTGTTATTGAAATAGCAGATCCGTAAAGAGATGTACTTAGTGTAATAGTACTAGAAGTTGTACTTATAATCCAGTAGGTAGAATTAGCAACTAGTCCGCCAAATGGTGTTCCAGTTAGTTGTACCGACTCGTTGACACTGAAACCAGTAGACGAGGCTACAGTTAAAATACCACCGGACGTTACTGAACTGACTGTTGTTGACACTGTTATTTCCTATTATATATAATTTATCTCAGTAAAAAATTACTGGATAGCTTATTGAATTGGTGTAGCACTAGCTATTGGGAATGGAGTAGAAACGTTCGAGCCGCTAGCGTATGTACTTGTAAATGTAACAGCTAGTGTTCCATCGACATTTTCGTCTACATTACCAGTAGCATCATCTTGGAATCGAACTGTAATAATAAGTTGTGTTCCAGTTGAATCTTTACTAGCATAAACGTTTAAAGCATTTGTGCTATAGGCTCCGCTTGGTGCATTTTTAATAAAAATTAAACGAGGGAATGTACTCAAAGTAAACCATCCGACACTACTTGGAATGCTTGGACTACTAGAATTATTATCTAATCCTGAACCACCTGTACTTGTATTGTTTTGTGTAGTACTGTTAGCTTTAAAAATAATTTGCCCAACTTGAGTAAACATAGTTGCCCAAGTTTGATCTTTAATAGTCGATCCTGAACTAAATGTTCCTGTTAAACTTGGAGCGATTTCAATTTGGCTTCCTGCATTAAAGAATGCTCTGGCCACATCAGCACTTGGATTTCCATTGCTATCTCTAAAGATAAATGTAGCAGTGGTACTTATATCTTGGTTCCAACTTGTATTTCTCGAAACACTAGTTAAACTAGCACTAGACAATTGATTATTAGCTACGGTTTTAACTCCGGTAGTTACTATAACTGCAAAGGAAGCATTAGTTTGGTTACCCTGTGCCGCGGCACTTAGTGTAATACTAATTCCAGGATTAACCGCAGTTACAGTTGCATTTGCAGGAATACTAGGCCCAGTGACAGCACCGTTTAACATTAAAATATCAGCCGACGAAGTTGCTAGTGTTGTAGTTCCGCCGCTAATAGTTCCAGTAATGTTTATAGTAGGATTAAATGCATTAGTGTATAATGTTTGTACATATGATTGATATTTGTTAACTAAATCATAAGTTAATACACTGGCAATAACTACAGGATTACTAGGATCGTATGTACCTGGATTACTAGCATAGGTTAAAGTTACACTGGTAACTGTACTTGCTGTAGAAACATAAGTCCCGTTATAATTATTATTTTTACATCCTGTAATCTTATAACTTGCTCCAACGCTAGGAGCAACAGTTTGAATCGGAATAGCAAATGTAATTGAATATAATCCGTTACTTAATACTGGATTAGTAGCACTACTGATAGTTATTGGTTTTAAATTTCCAGGAACTGGCAATGTTGCTGAAGTTGGAGCTGTACCTAATTGATGAGTAGCTATACGTACTAGGTCGCTACGTAAATTGACCCAGTCTAGTAATTTTACTTGAGCATTTACATTAACTTGATTACTACTAAGAGTTTGGCCGTAGCCGTACTGTCCTACGCCTGTTCCTAATATTGTATTAGTTAAATTCCAAACGTTATTGTAATCTGCCGCTAGTACTATTGATCCTGATGATGACATTTTTAATTCCTTATAGGATTACACATTCGATTAAACGAACACCCATACCATCATCATCCTCTAATGATATACCAAACTGTCTATTACCACATGGATTTTCTTGGTCAGACATTGCATAACCATGTCCTGTTGAAACTAATGCGTCACCTTTTGCGACTGGGCCTAAAACAAATACTGGAACACGGCCTTTTAATGCAATATAAGTGCCGCCTTCTAATCCTTCGTTCATTCTAAAAGCTGGATTTCCGCTGACTACGCCGATTGGTGTGTCGCCAAATGTTGCCGCTCTAACTTCTGCTGGGCCGCCAACACATATAACTGTACCAACTGGGTACTCCACATCTGTTAGATATTTTTCTGCTAAGTCAGCATAGTCTGCAGAACTTGCAATACCTTGGAAAATGTTTGCATAAAGATTTGCGTTATTATCTCTAACTGCAACTGTATTTTGTACCGAACCAGTATTACCAGTTCTGTAACCATTACTAACGCTTTCTAATAAACTACTTGCTTGGCTAGCTGTGCCTGCAAAGTTTGTAGCATACATTGTATTGTAAGGATGTGTTTGTGATCCAATATTAGCAATGTTAGATAAATTTATATCTGGAATAATTGTAGTTCCAGAAATTGTTAAAGGACTAACCTGTGCATTATTAACTGTTGTTTGGAAAACAATAGTATTGCCTTGTAGGTTAGCCATTGTAGGCACACCGCTAGCAATGTCAAATAAGATTTGATTAGAAGCACCTAGATAAAAACCTTGATCGCCAAATTGAACACGATTACTAAATCCGGCAGCTCCACTACGTAGGTATGAACTGGCAGGATGGCCGCCTAGTGCGTCTGAATCGCTAGCTGTTCCCCAGAATCTATGTGTAGTGTCTCCTGTGTTAGCAGTTGAAAATACTGACACAGTATCAACGGTACTGGCAGCAGAATTGACTAGTGTAATTCCTTGTCTAATATCTGAAAATCCATTTGTTGGATTACTTTGAATATTAGGATTTAATGTAAATGCTTGTGAACTAATAATATAAGCTACTTGTCCTGCAACGTAAGCTAGAATAACTGAGTGGGATCCGCCTGATACATCAGTAACTGATACTGACTGCATTTGTGTAGTGCCAGATCCTGTAACACCTTGTGGGCCAACTAAAACATAACCACTTGCGGTATAAACATAAACTTGTTGGTTAACTGTATCAAACCAAAATTCTCCAGGTTTGGCGCCGCTTGGTTGTAGATTTGTAGCAGTAACTTCACAGCCACTAGCAACACGATATCTACTGCCGTCCCAAAAACGCATTTTTCCTGCGCTGGTATCAAACCAAAGTTGACCTGTAACTGGATTATTTGGGCCGTTAGCATTGGCGAAATTTTCCAACATGTATACCATGTTTTCATTTTGAATTTCGCCGTAACCTGCGTAATTTTTACCTATCAGTTTAATAGGTAGTGTATTATCTACAGTACCATCAGCTACTACTGTTAGCTGGGTTCCTCTAGAATTAAGAATCGTATATGACATCAGTTATTCCTCGTTTTTTATATTTATCGCTACCAATTAAAAGCTAGTTAGGGCAACACGTTTCCATGTGTTTGCCGCTGTACAAACGTACAAATAGCTAGAATCCCACTGGATTTGTCCAATGGATCCTACAGCACTACTGCTTGCAGGAGTTTGGGACGTTGCTAGTGTAATATTTGTTCCAGTTACGCTTAGATTTCCACGTACAATCGTGTTTCCATTAACATCTAAAGTTGCTTGTGGAGAAGATGTATAAAGACCAATATTACCCTGGTTAGTGTTAACGTAGAATGCAGTAGTTGAACTGCCGCCAGTAGGTACAACACTTAGTTGAAATGCCGCGCCTGGAGCAGTTGATTGCAATCCAAATACACTGATTGAAGAAGTAATTTTAGCACTTTGCTGACTACCTAGTTGTAAAGCATTATCATTAGCAATACTAACTTGATTGAGTGTAATACTTTGACCATAACTAATAGATCCATCTGAATTAACTATAGTGTCGCCCGAACTCATAAAATTACTAGGAGTTTTAAACGTACCATCACTCGCAATAAGATTAGTAGCCGTTGTAGATTGAACATTAAATGTCAATCCAGGATAAGAACTAATATTAAATCCTGGATTTATTATCTTATTGTTTGCAGTAATTGTTGTACTAGATACTGATGCACTAGTACTAACACTATATGTTCCTACACCGCCTGTTCCTGTTTTAAATCCAGTAACTATAGTATTGGCGCTCATACCTGAACCAGTTAAAATTTGTCCGATACTGATTTGTCCGGTAGTTGTAGCAGTAATAGTTAATGTTGTTCCTGATTGAGATCCTGTAAAAGATCCAGTTGTATAACCTACAATTGGAGTTAATGGTGTAAACGAATCTAAACTATAAATTCCAACTAAGGTGGTAGCAAGATATAAGAATAATACAGTATGCGGAATACTATACTGGTCTAATACTGTTACAGTCTTAAATCCGGATTGTCCTTGCGTTTTAGTATATATCGGAGCGGCCAGCACTGTACTTGATCCGTCATTAAAATACATCTGTTGATTAGCACTATCGATCCAAATATCGCCTGCGGCAAGTTGAGCAGGAGGTGTTGCACTTACAAGAGCACCGCCCGTGACTTTAAACAAATTGCCATCGTATACTTTTAATCTACCGGCATTTGTATCGTACCAAAGTTGTCCAGTAATAGGAGTTTTAGGTGACGAAGAATTTGCAAAATTTTCTAAAAGGTAAACAAAATTTTCATTTACAAATGTACCGTAGCCTGAATAATTTTTTCCAACTAGTGTTATACTTGAAGAAACTTGATCTACTTGGCCATCTAATACCTGAGTTAACTGGATGCCATTTGATTTGTATACTGTGTAACTCATGAATAAACTCCGGTATAGATGATATAATTAATAGTTAGATATGGATTCATAGAATTAAACGGATTGCCAATAGTCTGACCAGAATCTACTGACACAGGTCCAGAATTTGACAAATACTGTGCTTGGTTAGCGGCTAAGGCGGCTGGACCGCTTTGAGCAGTAGCGTCGCTGTCTTGAGGAGTTCCTGCTATTGGACGTATTGCATAATACTGAGTACCTGCAGATCCTTTTAAAGTATGAGTGTGAGCTGGTAAATTTGATTTACTTAGTGTAACTTGGTATGCACCAGATGCGCCACCTAGTTGCTGACTAGTTACTGCATTGCCTAAACGGCCTGCGGCTCCGCCGCCAGCACTTTGTGTATCTTTACTTGCATCTGTAGTAACTGTAAATCCGTTTAGCATATTATCTAAACCAAGCGGGAATCGTCCACGCAAGTCAGGAAGAGCAAATGTACTCCCTGTTGGATAACCTACTAATTGCGCCGCTGGTTTATAAGGATAGCCAACGTTAGATCCAATCACATTGTTTAATGCACCATATGTTTTAATTAAAACTTCACTTCCATCACACCATAGATATCCTGGAGGAAGAACAGTTCCTGCATATGGCAATATTGTTCCAATAGGAACTTGTAAACCACTTACTAAATTATCTCTAGTTATTGTATTAAGAGACGTTGATCCTTGGCGATAGAACAAAATAAGATCAGTGCTAGCTGGTGAAGCAGATTGTGATGCAGTTTGAAATAGTGTTGGAGATAAAGATGTTTTAAATGTAATTGTTTGATTACTATTATTAGCAACTCCTAAACTTGGATATGATGTAATATTAGAACCGTCAGTAACAATAACGTTACTACTTACATCTCCAGATAATGTTAGGTTAATTGCTTGAGCTAAACGTGCCGCAGTACCACTTACGCTACCTGAAATAGTTCCTGTAAAGACACCGTTAAAGTTTCCATAAAAATTCTTAGCATAAATTGCAGACAATCGGTTATTAGAACTACTTACCGCAGGATCTGCTCCAATAGACCATGTTTCATTGGAAGTTGGTTGAATATTTGCACCTAAATTGACTGTATTACCAGATGCACCACCTAACAAATTAACTATGCCGTCTAATTCTGTTGTGCCAGCAACTTGTAATCCGCCTGATGTAACAAGACTATCACTCGAAGTGCCATTAATTTTAATTTTACTGTCAGTTTGTATAACACCACTAACGTCTAAACTTTGTGTTGGATTAGATTTATTGACGCCAACAAATCTATTTGAATCAATATGAACAACAGTAGCAGGGCCACTGTTACTATAATTAACTCTGAATTCAATATTATTACCAGTTTTAGCATAAAATGCCGCGGTATTATTTGTATCTGTAAAAATACTTAACGATCCAGTATCACTACCAACAGTCAATCCAGTTGCATTACGCACTGTAAGTCCATAGTTTGTTACGCTAGGTTGATCTGAACGTAACAAACTTGTAATACTAACTGGTGCTAGACTGTTATTTGGATCTGTTAGTGTATCGGCTTGACTTGCAACACCTGTTAGTTTATATGTGTTCGAGCTGTTACTGGAATCGGTATAAAGATTAATACCTTTCTTGATAGTACTAAAACCCAATATTGTTGTCTTAGGAGTAAATGCGTTATCGGCAATAATTGCCGAACGTGTATTGTTTACAAATATACTTTGTACTATATAACTAACATTAGTTGTGTCTACAATTGATTCTACTAACGGACCAGTTTTTGTTCCTGCGCTGTATTGCGGGCCAACTAATAACCAGCTCGAACCAGTGTATAAATTTAATTGTTGGTTAACAGTATCGACCCATAAATCACCTTGGATACTGTTTGCAATAGCAGGGGCACTTGTTGCTTTACGAACATTACCTGCGGCTTGCCAGCCAGTTGAAGTTCCGTCAATGTTAACTTTTAATTGACTTACTCCGCTTGTGTTGTCAAACCATAATTGTCCTTGTACAGGATTGGCAGGCTGAGAAGGACTAGCAAAATTTTCTAGTAAGTGTAAAAAGTTTTCTGCTATTAAAGGTCCGTATCCTGAATAATTTTTACCTACAAAGGTAACATCAGTTTGTGTATTAATTGTTTGATCTGCAACAATAATAGGAGCTTTGGCAGCATTATTGGTTTCGGTAAATGTAACGGTATATGACATCTATTACACTCCTGCTAGGCCGGTTAAACTCTGAATACGTACAGTATAATCTATCTGGATCAAACGATTTAAACTTTTTTGTACAGGATTAAAAATAACATGGGTTAATAATAAGCCAGTTGATGTTGAATTTGGTCCAGGGTTTCCGATCAATCCTAATTCATCAAAAACAAAAGCGCCGTTAGTATTAGTTGCATTATCAAATGCTTGTTGAATTCCGTTGCCGTCACCGTAGTCTAATAAACAAGTAACAAAAATATCAGTATAACTAGTTCCAGTAACGTGGCGAGTTTGTATATAATTTCTTGTAGGATCTGTATTATTACTGCTAGTTGCATCTACAACCTTCGAGTATTGCTGATTATAAAGACTAGCATTACTTCCGCTACTATTTGGAGTCAAATAGGTAATGATACCAGTTGGGTCGACTGCTGTTCCGCCGTTACCAAACGCCATTTGATAAACAGTACCTTGTCCAGTGTTAGCCATAGTATTTGCCAGGGCAATACTCATGTTTTCATAGTGGATAGCGTTACGTTTATTAATGTAGATTTCTTTAGATTCAGGGTCAAATATCTTAATATGACCCTCAATATGAATTCCTGTTGCGTCTTTAGTCTGCATATCAATCTCTCTTTATCTTGTATTTAGCTGTTTTCATAATGTGCTAGTTTAATCTATTAGAATGGTTTACTTGCTGAAGTTGTTACTGAACCTGTATTTGTTATATTATTAAAGTTGCTAGCATCTTGTCTTGGATCTGCACCTGTCATCAAATACTTGGTATTTGTTATGAAAGTTAGTGGGCCAATTGGTACTGTACAGAACGAAAAAGCTGGATCATAAACATACGATCCTACAACAACTCGCATATTGGTCATTAATCCAGGCCAGCTACGCACATAACTCATACCTATACGTGTTGTAGCGGCAGTATAGTTAAGTGCATTAGTTTGAGTAGCTCCGCATCGTACACCGTTAATAAACAATGCTTCAGTTGTGCCGTTACGGGTCAGGGCAAAGTGATACCAAGTGTTAGCTGACATTGTTGGTACTGTATAGCTAAAACTTCCGCCGCCACCGTTCTTGTCCGAGAATATATTTGTTGAACTAGATACTATTAAGTTCATCATGCCTGTGCCGTCGCCGGCGCTGGCGTTTGCGCCAAACAAGGCATATTGGTTAGCAAAGTCCGGCAGCTGGAACCACCCTTCAACAGTGTACGATCCTGCTCCAAGTGTAAATCCTGTAGATAAATCTAACATACGTGTACCGGCTACACCGCCGGGGAAACTTAAACTGCCAGCTAGTGTTCCACCGCCTGTAAGAGTTCTAACTGTTTCAAATTGGGCGGAGATTCCTGAACTACTTAAAGCAGTTGTTTGGTGTTTCATTCTATACAAGGTACCAATGGCCATACTATTGCCTGTACTTGAACTTTCATCGCCAGCAAATCGTAAAGGACTTGACCAACCTGCGGCTGCGGTCATAGTAAAGCTAGTTATTAATTGTGCATTTCTATAAACTGTAACGCTAGTTCCATTATAGACAAAATCATACCAAGCTGGAGGATTGGTCAGTGCACCAGCTGTAAAGTTTAAATCAATATTAGTGGTAGGACTTGCAAATGATCCTGTTTCAAAGTTTGTCCATTTTCTAGCATAGATATAATTCCCAGATCTGCCACCAGATCCAACTGCTAAGTTATTGCCAGTAAACAATGGAACATAGTGGCTGGGTGCAGTAGGGATGTTAGCTAACATACTGATAGTGTATCCGCCTACACCTGTTCGTGTAGTAGGAACATCAACATATGGTCTTACAGCTTCTTCAACGTTAATACCTCCGCCATAGCTGGAAGTATAAGTTGGTTGGCCGGCGTTACCGACTCCGACTGTGGCAACAATGCCTGATACACTATCTACCCAGTTTGCTGAGAATGGAGATAGCCCAGTAATTGATCCGCTTGCAATACCATTATTAGTTAGAGCAATCGTATTTAATGAGTTGTCTACAATAGGATAAACACCTAACGATAATAAAAATTGTCTTACAGAAGGCAACGGTGATGAACTGCTAAACGCGACTGCAAGACTGTTAGTTACTGTAAAATTATTAGCACTTGAATCAGTTAGTAATCCTGCGCTATCAGTGGTGTTCAATAATAATGCTGTACTGTATGCTCCATAAGAATAAGGTGTTGAACTGTATGTAGCACGGCCACCAACGTTGGTAACAGTTGTGATACCAGCAGTATCAGTGAAAGCAGTTCCAGATGCATTCACTTGCATTAATAACTGTGTGACATTAACACTAAACGGTCCTGTTTGGCTCCAAGCTACGGATCCAGTATTGGTCATTGTTTGTGTACCGCTTGTATCAGTTAGCAACGCGGCACTTGATGCAAATAATAATAATAATTTTGTATTAGCAACACTGGTTAGCGCACTGGTTGGAACTGTAATTGTCGACTGTGTTGGATCATACACGTTTGATCCGACCACCACTCTAAGTTGTGATATGTATCCAGTAAATGGCCAAGCACTTCCGCCAAAACTTCCCAGGTACCCAGTACTGCCAGCATAGTTTTGGGCACTTCCATATCCTGTGCTAGATTTAACTCCATCAACAAATACAGTTTCTTGACTGATGGTTGAGCTTCTAGTTACTACTATATGATGCCATGTATTAAGAGTTAATGTAGGTATTGTGTATTGATTTGACGCAGACCCTGAACGATCTGTTTGGATAGTGGTCATGTTTGCAATAGCTAAACTAAATCCGTTACTACCGCCCGCAACAGTTGCTCCAAGAATTGCGGCTGTTGAACTAACGGTTGCTGTTAGATAAACAAAACATTCTACAGTATATGCTCCAGTGCCCATACTGAACGGCACACTTGACGATAGATAATTAGAGCCGTTAAATTGAGCACTGCCGCTATTATTAACACTATTATAAACAGTTAACTGTGCTGTGGGTACTGTAATCGTAGTTGAACTCGTAGCGTATACAGTTGACCCAACAACTACTCGTAGGTTAGTTATCGACATGTTAGAGCCGTAAGCACTTGCTCCGCTCCAAGAGTTAGAAGCTATTTGGTTACCGGTTGCAAAACTACCATTCGACCAGGCTTGTCTGCCAGTGGCCAGCTGGTTGCCGTTGACCCAAACGTTAACATAAGTACCGTCATAACTGGCGGCCACATGGTACCAAGTGTTTAAAGCGTAGTTATAACTCCAGCTTATTGCTTGGCCATAATTGTTTTGTACTGAACAGCCGGTTCCAGCCTGAAAGTAAAACATCATACCAGGAGTCGCACTAGTACCAATAATATTTTGAACACCAGTATCATTGAAATAAACAAACGCTTCAATAGTCCAACTGCTAGTTCCAAATGTAATAGCTGGGCTCAATGTTGCGTAAGTGGCTACACTGGTAGTACCTCTTGTGGTAAACGATAAACTACCACCAGCAATAGATGTTGCTGTAGCTGAAATAGCTGTCAGTGCCGCTGTTGGTGGAGTAAAGGCACTAGTATAAACTGCCAGACCGTTAACCCATCTAAAATTAGTTATGTTGCCGAACAGCACGTTGGTGCCTGCGCTGTTTGCTTGTGCGCCTATTACTATGGGTGAAGTCGGTGAGTCAAGGTTAAAGTTAGCTGTAGTAGTTCCCACAAGAACACCATTTAGGTAATAGCTCATAGTAGTGCCATTACGAACTAGTGCATAGTGATTCCAACTATTCAATGGTGGTAAAGTTCCACCTGTGATAGACCAAGTACCAGTACCGCTCATATAAGGAAAGTTTTGACTTGTACCTATTGGCCAATAAAAAGAATGGGCGGCACTTGTATATCCAAACGGACTGTCGTATGGTCCACGGTAGTATTGATTCAACCAATACTCTATGGTGAAATTATTAGTGCCTGTAGCGAATGCCGCATTGGCCGGTATGGTAAGAGCTTGTAGTTGTGAACCGTTGAAGGCCGCGCTACCACCCAAGGTTGTATAAGAAACCAGCGGCAGTGGTTTAGTAGGCGGAGTAAAGTTGCCAGTATAAACTGCTGTTGCCGCTGTTCTAAAATTTGACATACTACCTTGATATAGCCCGCCGCCACTTCCGTTTGCTCCGACACGTACTACACCGTTGCCTATCGTTCCAGCTTGTGTATCTGTTGTAGCATCTGCTGTGCCATTGACGTATACGGTCACTGTACTACCACTACGCACTAGAGCAATGTGATACCATGTGCTAGTAGAAAGAGAGGCTCCTGAAGTGGTGTAAGCTACAGAACTTGATCCAAACAAATTTGAATTTATTGTGGCACCATTTAGAGCTAGATTATATCTGTTAGTGGCTTCTGTGCCTAATGAAAACAGTGTATGGGTTCCGGTTAAGTTTGTTGGATAAAACCATGCTTCAACTGTGAAATCACCTGTAAAGATAAATGTGCCACGTGTACCTGTAGCTGGAGCACTTAGGTATTGATTTGATCCGTTAAAACTAGCACTGACTCTCTGTGGCGGGCCTGTAAAATCGAACGGCAAGAAGCCGCCGCCGCCGGCAGGTACAAGTGTACCACGAGTTGCTGTTAATGCTCCAGCCATATTAGGTCACTCCTACACCGCTAATA